CGGTAACTATACCCTGCAGGAAAAGTCTGTCACGCCCACTAAATCCCAGCAGAACGTAACGCCTGACAGCGGTTATTACGGTCTGTCCGGCGTCACCGTGGCTGCGATTCCTGCCAACTACAACGACACTTCCAGCGTGACCGCTGGCGCTGCTGACGTGCTGGCGAACAAGATCATTGTGGACGCGAACGGCGATACCATCACTGGCTCTATGCAGAACAACGGCGCGGTGACAAAGACGCTGGATACCACAACCACCAGCTACACCGTACCCAAGGGCTATCACAACGGAAGCGGCAAGGTGACCGTCAGCGTTGAAACGAAGACCGCCACGCCCACCAAGTCCAGCCAGACCATCAAACCCAGCACGGGCAAGGTGCTGAGTCAAGTGACCGTTGCGGCAATCCCTGCGGAGTACATCACCACCACGGACGCGACTGCCGCTGCGGCTGATATTCTGGACGGCAAGACCGCTTATGTGGACGGCGAAAAGTTGGAGGGCGCTATGCCGAACAACGGCAGCGTGACCGCTACGATGGACGGCCTGACGCAGACCTCTGTGACCGTTCCTGCTGGCTACACCACGGGCGGCACGATCAGCTTGACGGATGATATCGAGGAAGCACTCGCAGCGATCTGATAAGGAGGTGCGCTATGAGTATCAGAACAGAACTTGACCGCATCATTGATGAAGTGCTTGACCAGTCCGCGCTGCTTGACCGGGCTATAGCGGCGCTGGAAGGCAAAGCAGCTGGCGGCGGGGGCAGTACGGAGCCGAATTACAAAACGCTGTATCAGCGTGTGGAATACATTGAATCGGCAGAGACAGAAACCTATCCGTATATTATCACGGATTTTTTTGCGGATAACAGTTGCGGTCTGGAGATAATCGCATCGTTCCCGGCAATGCAAGACAGAACCCCGATGGGGTCGCGCGAGAACAGCGACGCTACGCGCTTTTATTGCATGTATCCCCTATCGACAAACTCCTGCTATTATGGATTCAATTCGGGCAATTCGGTTTCGTGTGCCCTCACGGTCAATACTAAATATAGGCTTCAAACGAACTTCGTAAACAGCCGTTTCGCTTGTGTATATCAAGAAGATGGAACGCGGAAAGCAGCTAGCAGCATTAGCGGTACATTAATGCAGCAATCCGCGCCTGTTGCTATATTTGGTTACAATTCTGCGTCTTCAGGCGTGGTAACATCAAAGAGAGAATACAAGCTTTACAGTGCGAGATGCTCACGAGGTCATGAGGTTGTCCGGGAATACATCCCCTGCTACCGCAAGACTGACGGTGCGGTGGGACTGTATGAAAAGTTTACCGGGGCGTTTCTTCTGCCCGAAACTGGCGCATTTTCCAAGGGCGCAGATATTGCTTGGGAGGTGTAACGCATGGCATTAACTGATAACAAAGTCAAAATTCAAGCCCTGCTGGATGGTATTAACGCCCTGCCCGAAGCTGGTTCGGGCGGCATCGACACATCGGATGCGACCGCAACGGCGAATGACATCGAACAGGGCAAAACCGCATACGTGAACGGCGAAAAAATCACGGGCGCAATCGAAGTAATCAATGAAACTGCGTCGCTCGATGTAGATAACGCAACATGGAACAGTGCAAAAGGGGCGCTGAGAAATGGATTTTGTGCGCAAGGCGGGCGTTTAATCCTGGAAGAGAATGTCATGGTCTATCTTGACATCGTCGGCTCAACGCTTGGCAACGCCACGGCAGCAGATGTTGCGGCGGGAAAAACCTTTACTTCTGCCAACGGTCTGAAAATCACGGGCACAAATAGCGGAAGCGCTTCTCCTACGCTGCAAACAAAAAGCGTAACGCCCTCTGAAACAGCGCAAACCGTTAGGCCTGACACTGGGTATGATGGGCTGTCTTCCGTGTCCGTAGGCGCGATCAGCAGCACATACGTTGGTAGCGGCGTTGCGCGACAGGCTGCGCAGACCATTACGCCGGGTACATCCGACAAGACCATTGCGTCCGGGCTTTATCTGACTGGTACGCAGACCATCAAGGGTGACAGCAACCTGACCGCCGCGAACATCGCAAAGGGTGTGAGCATCTTTGGCGTGACTGGTACACATGAGGGCGGCAGCACGGGGGGAACTTGCACCGTAGAAATACAATCCCCATCGAACAATAGAGTATTTTGCGATTTTTTTGTATACAACAATGGTGAATCCTGGATTAATTACGGTATGCCTGGAACCGGAACGTATACGGTATTAGTCGGAACCGTTATGGCGATGAGTGTTTATTATGCTTTTGGTGGTGGGATGACATATGAAACGACGGGACAAGTAGAATTGGAGCATGAAGAAGAATATTTACAAGTATTCAAAGTCAATGGAGATGGCACGATTACAATAACTGAGCAGGAGAGCAACTGATGAAAATTTCTATCCGCCCCGCGCCCCCACAAGCCTTTGCAGAAGGCGAATGCGGCTGGTGGAAAGATGTGCTGTATAAGTCGCTGATTCCTGCGAATGTGTACACGCCAGAACAATATGCTGATGGATGGGAGGAGGAAGTCCTATAAAAGTAAAGCTTTCTGATTTTCTTTTTCATGTTGCGCAGATTTCCGCCGAGCGCCCTGCCTACGAGCTGGGTGCGGACGGAAGCAATGGGAAGTGCGACTGCATTGGCCTTGTAATCGGCGCGATCAAACGCAGCGGCGGCACGTGGAATGGCACACACGGCACAAATTATACGGTCAGAAATGCAGTTGATTATCTGAAGGAGGTTGCCTCTGAGGATGAATTGGCCGTTGGCGAACTGGTATTCAAAGCCCGCGAGCCGGGTACAAGCGGTTATGCCCTTCCCGATCGGTATGATGAAAGCCCTGACCGGCGCGATTATTATCATGTAGG